ACTCCATGTCGATCAGATTCTCGTAACACCTAACGCAGTGTGTGTACTGTCGATCGGTTAATGCCTGGTTGTATTCCGGGTGAAATTGGCTTACTCTGTGGAAGTAGTAGCGGCCATCCTCACCAAACCCGGCAGCGAATGAACAGCCCAACGAAAACCAACGGTTGTAACCATCTGTAATGTCTATGCCGTTGCTTTCGATCTGTGTTAGAATCGCCTCGACTTTGTAGGCATCATTGCCTTGTACTTTGGGGGCGCTGGATAAGTCCAGGACACGCGGCGAACGAAATACTTTGTTTTGGTATGGTGTGGCGGCATGGTTGAAATAGGGTGCCGGGTCGAAGCTAATGAACCGGAAACTTTGAACACCGGAAACGGCGGGGTCTAAAATTATCGGGGTTGGAAGATTGTAAAAATCTTCAATCAGTGCTTCATAGTGTGCTTCATGGTTGGCCGGGTCTGTGATCGGAACCAGGAACCATACACCCCGACCTGATACGCTTAACCCGCAATAAGCTACATTTTGAATCTTTGAAATTGCCCGCTTCAAACTGTCGGCGCTGTACGGGTTTTGATCGAAGTCAATGTCACCCGCAATGAATCCGGAATGTTTTACAAGGTGCGCGGCATCCCGATATGAAAAAACGCCATGTGGCGTAATGCCTGGCAGCGTGTTTAGCTTTGCGGCGCTCCTTTGCTCCTTGTCGGCAATTGCCCGGATACGTTCAACGGCTTCGCGGTGAAGCTGTGATCGAAGGAACGTTTGAAGGTTTACAACCTCGTTTTTATCCGGCACATTCGCCCGTTTGAAGTAGCTCACTTCTGTATTTAAGATGCTCATTTCAAAAAAATTAAAAAAACTCTGAAAAAGCGAATTTCACTTACTACGTTACTACATGGCCTCTAATCAATTGATTTTGTGCGTGTTAGGTGTAGTAGGTTGTTTTTCGGTGTAGTAGGTTCAATCGTAGGGTTAAGGGCAAAACCCCTCCCCTTTGGGGCATTGTAGTAGGTGTAGTAGGTTGTAGTAGGTTGTTTTTTGGTTTACTTACTACACTTAAATCGTTGACAATCATTGTTTTCTGTTGTTTGTAGTAGGTGTAGTAGGTGTAGTAGGTTATTTGGTGGTTTTTGTTGTTTTTTTTGATTGAGTGAAGGGGGGCGTTTTGCCCTTAACCCCTCTACGTTTCGGCATCCCATATGCCGCCGGTTGGGTCAAACTCAAGGAAAAACCCATAAACCGGATTGCCATTTTTCCGGCGTGATCGGCGCTCATACCCCAACTGCTTTAGGGCTTTTCCTATGGCCTCAACTGGCAATGGTGAACGGCAAAAAATCGGCGCGTCTGTCAATAGCTTTTGAATGTCGGCGGCTTGCTTAAAGTCCGCAGGTTTTTCGGACGGTTTAAAGTATTTCAAAATCAATTCATATTCAATTGATTTTTTAGTGTGTGCCTGATTGTAACTTTCTGACTTCGCTATTTCCTCCCTGGTTAGGCTTCCATCAAACCCGGTGTTAACCAGGTGCCAGGCTTGCGCGTAAACCTGATTAATGTCAATGTTTTGACTGTACCCATCCGGCCCGCCGTTGTCGTGCTTTATGCCCTCAATTTCAAAACACAACCACCTAACGTTTCCGGTTTCATCAGTGAGAAATTCCGGGTTGTTTGTGGATGCGAAAAACGTAGCGCGTCGCCTCATTTTAGTCTCCCGGCGGTCAAACGGAAAGCGGGCTTTTATGTCTGATTTTGTGGTGAATGCTTTAACCTTGTTAATGTCGGCGCGGCGCATGCCTCGCAATTCATCCAGGTTTATAAACAAGTTTCGGGCGAGTGTCATTAGAGCGTCCTTGCTTTCAAAGTCAATTTCCTCAGTGTAATAATCGCTCCAGGCGGGCGGGCATAAAAACCGGGTGAAAGTGGTTTTGCCGTCGTTTTGGTTTGACACTAAAACCAAAATCTGTTTATTGAAGTCACGTCTACCTGTGGCACATTGAAGCAGCCTAACCAAGTGTTTTTTAAACATCAGGTCAAACCATTCGCGGCGTTCCTGTCCTATAATCACATAGCTGGCAAGCGCTGTTATATGGTCTTTACCATCCCATTTAGGCAGGTTTTTTAGGTAGTCTATAACCGGGTCGTATTCTGGAGAATTTGCCAAAAGAACCGCCAACACACGGTTAATATTTTTGAAGCTCGCCCGCAATAGTTTAGCCTCCAGGCGCAAAGAAGCGCGTTCGTCGCAAGCCTCCCAGGCGCTTGATTTGCCTTGCTGAAACTCAATTTCGTTTTTAACAGAATTGTACCGGAACCTGTAACCGTTACTATTGAAATAGCTCTCAACTCTTTCAATAGTCGGCCTTTCTTTGCCGTCACCTTTGGCGTCATCTTTGGCGGGTTCTTTTGGCTTGCTGCCTTTTGTGGTCGCCTTTTCCGGCTCGCTGGCATGCTCACCTTTATTTAGGTTGGTAGGCACTTGCGTATCGTCTGGATATGACGTATTTTTGTCCATCGTTTAAAAGAATTTTACCCCGTTTGCCATCTGCCAGGCAAGCGGGGTTTTTTGTTAACGGTTGTTTGTTCGCCTGGTGTTTTGACTTTGTGAAACCAGGCTCAAAAGTTCGGTTCTGTCAAAGCGAAGGCAGCCGCCCAGGTGCAGGCGCTTTATTTTTCCTTCCCTTGCCAGGTTAGCGATTTTGGACACCGAACACCCCAACAGCTTCGCCGCTTCTTTCTTGCTCAGATACGGCGGCATTTCGGCGGCTTTTGAAGCGGTAGCGGTTTGTTGTACAATCGCTGCCTTTATTTCTGAAACGTCCTTTTTGAGCGTTTCAAGGTCATTTTTCAAGGCTTCAAACGGGTTTTCCATCACTTACTTTTTTTGAATGTTTGGCGGTTTTTTTTGCAATGGGTTGGCCTGCCTCGCCGGGTGGAATATCCTGGCGGGTCTGGTTCTGCGTGCGCAAACACACGTTGACAGCGTGAACTACCAAGGCGTGTAAGTCTTGCTCTGAAAGGCTCGTGAAAACTACTTTTTGCATGGCGGCTTATTTTCAACAAATGTCCGCCTATGCGCTCACATTGGTTTTCCAGGTTATCCAATTGGAAAAAATGGAAAACTATTTTATCATTTTCGTGAAGTACGAAAGCGCGTCATCAAACGCATATCCACCTGGCCTAATTCGTTTCGGCGCGTCCTCTTTCCAAAACACAAACAAAGCCCTGCAAACATCATCGAATGAATGCCCCTTTGTTTTGCCTAAAACAATAAGCGCCTGTGCAAGTGCTGATACTTCAGAAACCCTTTTTTTGGATTTTGGTATGTAGTCGCCCTTTGCAGAAACTAACGGATTATCCATACCAGAAATATTTTGCCAAAGTTCCATCAGGTCGCCGTCATAGATGCTCTCCAGGGTAGGCAGTTCGGCGGGCGCTTCCTCTTTGCCCTTGCTGCCAGGCTTCGCCGTCGGCGCTGGTGTTTGGCGCTTTTCAATCTCTGCCTTTACTATGGCCTCCAGGCGTTTTAGTTCCTCCCATTCCGAGAAGTCGCGGAAACCTATACCCTCTCCAGGGTTAGCAATAGCAAAGTTGTTTACATCAGCTGTAACACTGTGCTTTCGCCTTTCGATCATTTCAACGCACTGCTGTAACTCCCATGTTAGAAGCGTCTCGACATAGGCGCTGTACCTGTTAATTTGATCTAATTTCCACCAGGGATAATTTTCCATATCTCAGAACAATTTACCCGGCAAAGCAGCATCTAACACTTTGCCGGGTCGGTGAATAGTTAGCTACTTGACTTTCGCTTGTACTTCGCCTTTCCAGTGTCGAAGGGTTGGCCGTGCTTCGCTTCATGGAATGACATTTTGCAAGCCTCTGAACAATACTTTTGCCAGGCTACTTTTGCCAGGAACGGCGTACCACATTGCGCACATTCTTTATTGAAGTGGCCTTGCGTAACGGTTGCGTTAGTAACGGTTGCGTTATTGCGCGCACGCGCGGGAACGTCGGCGGGGATAGTGTAAACGGTTTGTTGGGATCCTCTGAAATTTTGGGCAACTGGTCGGCCATTCATTTGCGGCCTGGTCGCCGGTGCTGGTTGCGAATGTAGCGCCATTGCTTCGCCCTCGCTGTCGTCGGCTGCTTCGGGGTTTTGTTCGGCGAAGTGCCGGAACAAGTAGTAAAACACAAAGACAGTGCAAAGCAGAAAAATTAATTCAGCGATGATCGCGGCTCCCACACTATACACCTGCATCTTATCAACCTTTGCGGCTCGCTGTGCCAGGCCTTCGCCGTATACCTGGTCGCCCCTGGTCGCGGCTTCTTTGGTTGCCTGGTCGCGTTTTTCCACCAGGTCGGCGCGTTGCTTTTGCAGCTTTGGCAAAGTTTTGTTTTCACCGATCCAGTTCTTTTCGCTTTTTAACCCGCTTTGCAGGCGGTCAATGTCGGCCTGAACGCGGTCAATGTCGGCACTTAAGGCAGCGACAGCGGCGGGGTCGGTGGTGCGCTCAGGGGTCGGATAAAATACGCCTGGCAAGACCTTTGCCCCATACAAGGCAGCACCGATTGAAACCAACATAACCAGGACGGCCACAAAGCCGACAAAGCCGAAAGTTTTGTACTTGAGCAAATGTTTTGAGGCTATGGCCAAAGTCGAACGTTTGACCTTTTCAACGCCAAAGGCAAAGAGCAAGGCAAGCGGAACGGCAATGTAAATGCCCCAGGCAAGCGGAATAACGTGTGATAGGGCGAATACCCCCAGGGCGGCGGTAGTGCAAAAGGTTACGATCTGTGAAAGAGATTGCCCCCATTGGGCAACCTTGTAAACCGTCTTAAATTCATCAGTGAACGGCTTATCCTTAAATGTGTCCTGCGATTTGCTGCCAATGTCGGCGGCATGATTTGTAGCGTTCTTTTCGCTCAGTGATTTGGCGAAAGCGGCGTACTTTTGTTCGTAGATGTTCATTTTTTTACTTGTTGAAAAGGTGAAAGTTCGCCCGCCCCGACCGTCGAAAGTAGGGGGCGGGCTTTTTTGTTTAAATGGCGCTCAATCTGGCCTTTAGTTCCTTTGTTTCGGCTTTTACTTTTCGGCTTTCGGCTTTTATCTCCCTGATTGTTTTGCGCGTCTCGATAATGTATCTGGTTCTGTCAATGTATTTTTGTGCCTGTGCCAAATCATTGGTTAGCTTTTTAATATTGGCATCGAGTGTCTTTAGTTTTTCGGGGTCATTGGTGAACGTTCGCTCAAAATCATAGCGTTTCAATAACGCTTTGCCTTGTCTGATAACCCATTTTGCCTCTGCGATTGTCAGCCTTTTTGTTGTCGGTTGGGTTTGTGTTGCTGTGGACATAGTATTGAAAATTTAAAAGTGAAAAAATTAGTTGTGTTATTTTTTGAAAAGAACGGCGGCGGCGGGGTCGGCTTTTAACCGCTCTATTTCCTTTGAAAAACTTTTAGCGTGTTGGTTGGCCGTGGTGCGGGCATATACAAGCGTCTGTTTTTCGGTAGCATGCCCCAGGATTGTAGAAACCGCCCGAACGGGTACCCCGGCGTTAATCATAGCCGTTGCGAATGTCCGGCGGGCTGTGTGGCTGCTGACTAACTCAAAACGCTTGTATTCCTGTTCGGTCGTAACCCCGCCCTTTGTGTCTCTTAGTAGTACAGTTTCGGTCATTCCGGCCAACTCGCAAAGCTCTTTTAGGTACTTGTTGAACTTTACGTCCGAAATAGTAGGCACGTTAAAATCATACTTTTCAAGGATGCGTTTCAATGCAGGTACAAGCGGAATTTTCACCATTTTGCGCGCTTTTTGCGCCATGATTGAAATAGTTTCTAACCTGTCCTCAGTTGTCAAATGTTCGGCCTTAATCCGGCTATAATCGCTGAAACGCAAGCCAGTAAAGCAGCCGATTAGAAAAAGGTCGCGTGTACGATCTAAACGGGGATTGTCGGCCAACTCCAGGGCTTCCAGCGTTTCCAGGTCTTGAAAACTCAGTGCTATTTCATCACTTTGAACCTCAGAAAGTTTGAAGTGAGCAAAAGCCTTGTTGTTGTGGTATTCCCTGTCGAATGATTCGCGCATGACGCGCCGCAAAGTTTTAACCAGGCGGGCAACGTAGTTAATACGGAGATTGCGCCCAAATAGCCATTTTTTGAAGGATAGGAAAAAATCAATGGTTATATCATTAAAGCCTATCGGGGTCTTTGTTTCTTCGCTGAAACCGGTCAAATGTTTGCGAAGCAGGGCAAAAGACGTGTAATTACTAATACTTGTCTCCCGGTCATATTTCAGCGTTAAATCTGAAATAAAATCCATGAGGGAAGGAACGGCGGCGGGGGCGGCGGCTGAAATATAGCCCATGCGTTTCGACAATTCCCGGGAAAAGGTTTTAGGGTCGATGTCGCCCCGGTTGTTTTCCCGCCATATTGCGACGGTATGCGCCGCCAGGCTGTTGAGAGTTGTATTTATATCCGCTCCCTGTGGAAACTTCCGGTTTGTTAGGGCGCGTTGTTTGTCAAAATCCCAACCCGACGGCGCTACCTTTTCGCCGCTGGAATATTTCAGGCGCAAACCGCCGTTATAGTGAAAATATAGAATGATCGGGGTAGGCGTGTTCGGCTCCTTTAGGCTTTGCAGGTTAAAACGAACTGTTGGAACTCCTCTAATAAATGGCATAATTTTAAAACCGTTTGTTTCTACAAAAGTAAACGGTTTATGTGTTAAAAGATAATTTCCGGGTAGGTTGGCGGCTCCTAAAATGGTAAAAAAAGTCTAACTTTAACACTTTTCAGGCTGTTTTCAACCTGATAACCATTGATTTGAGTGTTAACAGGCGGTAATACATATTACAAAATGAATCCCATCGAGATCACAACCCAAAGGGCTAACTATCTGATTAACAGAATGTTAGCCCTTTCTCTTTTTGATCGTGGTAGCAATAGTGGTAGTTTATTGCTGTCGATTATCAAAAATTAAGCCATCAAAATAACGATTTAGGCAAAAAAAACGGGCTACCTGTGAAGGCAGCCCGAAGAAAGAATGGAAACGGAATCAAAAGAACTACATGGCGGCAACTCTTTTCCTATAATCTTCGGCCTCTTTTCTTGCCTGCTTAGCTTTTCGGTTTGCTTCAGCGGCGCAATTGCGCGTGTATTCCAGCTTTTGCGCTTCGCTCAGTGACGCGTACCATCTGGACTTTTCGGCGGCTTGCTCTTTTGCGCGGTTGGCTGCTGCTGCTGCTTCGGCGGTTTTGCGCTTGCTCTCCAGCTCTTCGGCCAACTCCTTGTACTTTTCCTCACGCTGTTTTTTAGGCAGCTTAGAGATACTTTTAATGTCAAGCCCCGGCGCGGCTGCTTGCGGCGCTGGTGCCGGTGCTGGTGCGCCGGACATTCGGCGGGCTTCATCAATTACGCGCTGCCTGGCCTCGTTTTGAATTTGCAGGCTGGCACATTCGTAAAATGGTGCCGCCGATCTTGGCGGCGCTTGTTCCTTGAAATCTCTCTTTTCCATGTATTGTGGAATTTGAATTGAACGTGATTCGATAAACGTTTGTGTTTTGGGGTCGTAGTCTCCAAATGAAACGGTATCCGCTCCCCTTAGCGAAGTTCCGTCCAGGTCAGGGCGAACCCAAGCCTTTGTTTTCGGGTTGGCTCCAAAAGCGGTTAACGTCACGTCAAAAATCTTGTCAATTTTCACAATGTGCCGGACTGGTTCGGGCTTGTTTTCCCATTCTGAACCGCTCATTGTGCCTATCATAAAACCGAAAGAACATTGCACCAGGTCGCCGCGCTCAACGCTTTCAAAGGTGTCCGTTCCAAACGTTCCGGACGGTACTTTTAGGCGGTAGTATAGCCCAACGGAATCTACCTGTAATTTAAGCGTTCCGGCGGTATTGCGCCCCAACAACATCGACATATTATGATCGCGAAGTGCAACCACATCCGAAAAATCAGTTTTTGCAAGTGCGCGGGGTTCAATGACTTCGTAATAGTCGCCCATGTAATACAAGTTGCCAAACATCAGCGCGTAGCCCTCTATAATTAAGTCCTTTTTCATGTTTGCTCTAAAATTGTGTTTAAATGATTGAAATAGAGCTGCCTCTATCGTGCGTCACCTTAAAGTCCGGCATTTTGTTCTGAATTGGCGGCTGTTTTGGTTGGGCTACTTTTGCCGCCTCCGCTTGCCGTAAATCATAGTCCTTATGGTACGTCATAACGGCTCCCAGTGCGTCGTGGTGCCTTGTTGTATAGGCTATGCGCTTGCCGCCGGTGCTGTTCATTTCGGCGGCATGGAAAAAGTCGTCGGAGTCTGTGATGATAGCGTAATATTTGCCCTCAATCTCCCAAACAACAGCCTCTTTAAAAAACGGCTGTTGACCTCCAAAAATACCCCGTTTGCGAAGCTCTGAAACCTTGCCTTTGTGCGTATATCGCAAGCCGCCCGGCGCGGATACTTCGCAGGTAAATTCGTGGGTTAGTGTTTCCTCGTCGATCGGGTGAACCGTTTGTTTAGGCGTGACCGTTTTTTTAGCGCTGTTACGGAATTTGAACGAATTTAACAGGTAGTCGCCCGCCCTCAATAAATCCGGCCCCTGGTCGGTGAAAATCACTTTCCCGGCCATGTCGGCCACTACTCCAAATGTTTGCGTATCCCCGCTGCCTTCGCCCGCCGACAACGGTAGTCGCCCGCCGTGAACCGCAAAAATGTAAGCGGCAAAAACCTGGTTTTCATGCTCAAATAAAAACCTTGTTCCTTGCTCAATCGGTATTCGATTTGGCGGCGCTTCTTCCCCTGACCTTAGTTGAATTTCAATACCTTCGACAACGGGAAACCCGGTTTCGGAAAGTGGTGGATAATAGGAGAATTTAAAGCGGTTGCCGTTCGGCTGGTAGTGCATTACGTCGGCCTCGCCTCGCTCGTTCGTAAAGTGCATGTGCTTTACTGGTGTTCTTCTTTGTTGTCTCATTTTGTGTGCCATGTTAAATCTGTTTTAGTTGTTGGAAATTTTGTGCGGCTTTGGGGTTAGCAGTTCCAAAATAGGGTCGTGCTTCTTCCCCCCAGGTGCGTCTACAAACGCGCTTGCGCCTTTTATTCGCCCCCGGCTTGCCGGTGTTAGCCCTAATTTGTCTGCTATCGCCGTAGCCAATTTTAGAGCGTTCTCAGCGGCTTTTCTTTGTGGATTGATTGCATGAAAGTTGTTAGGCAGCTTTATAACCGCTCCCTGCTTGTTCACTTGCTCCATTGAATCAGTATAGACACCCATTTCAACGGCATAATTAGCCAGGGAAAGAACATCGGACGTTTTTAAAAGCTGTTGTTCAATCAGGACTTTCCCGGCCTCCAGGTAGAATTTTTGGGCGCTTTTTGATAGCTCAAAAGGTGCCGGTGGTACCTGCTTTAATAGCTCACCAGTTGGGGCGGTCTTGCCGTGCCGGTCTGGTCGGTAGGTGCCTTGCGCCTTGTGTTCGTCAATTGATTTCCTTTTCATCGTTTTTGTGTTTAATTGTGTCAGTTTAGAACCCCTTTTTTTTGAAATTTTAGCCGGAATACGTGCGCAGTTGGCGGGGCGATCGCAGGCGGGATAACGCTGTAAAATGACCTGCCCCCTCCCCTTATGCCCCTGCGGGCGCTGGTTGTTGTGTTCGCTTCTTTGCTTTCCTCGCTTTTAGTCTTGCTTCAAAGTCTCTGTACTCCTGCCATTCCCTTTTGTTCTTACTCAGTC